CTTAGCTGTATCTCATTACCACCTGCAACAGGATTGAATACATAGTCTCCTACAAACTTAGATAACACTTCTGGATCGTCGTCAGCTATACCTTGATTAACTGCATGAGTAATCTTTTCCCAAGATATACATTTCTTAGGATAAGGACCACAGACAATATCATAATCGTTATCTGGATCTTCATGGTCTTGCATAGCTAACATAGTAATAACATCATTAGGATTGAATGATATATCACTATCAATAAAGATCATATGAGTACAATCACTTCTTAGAAACTCATCACAACAATAGTTTCTAGCTCTTGTAATCAATGACTCATTGAATAGATAATAAAACTTTGCATTAATCTTATAATGCATACATAAACTTGCTAAGTCATTTACAGACTTTGTGTACATACCAGCACATTGTCCACCATACATAGGTGTTGCAATAAACAATGAACGCTTTTGTAACTCTTCTATAGGGATATTAATTTCCATACTTCTCGTCGTGCTCCTTTCCGATTCCATAACTACCATCATACATTGACAAAGTTTCTGCATCAAACAATAAGAACTGTCCTACTCTACTTCCTCTTTGAAGTACTGCAGGGCCACCTCTTACATGAAGTAATCCAGCCATCACACCATGGTATCCGGAATCATAAAGTCCTGATGTAATGAATAACCCATTTCTATTAAGTGTTGATCTTGTTATAACCCAGCCAGCTTTTCCTTCTGGAATCTTGACAATGTTTTCCATAACAATCTCATAGACACCTGGCTGTAAGTTCCAATTACCAAACTCATCAACTAGAATCTTTTCTGATCCTCTATGTGTCTTGTTGTCTCCTTCTAATCTAAACTCTGTATCGTTTAGTTTGAATACATCTTGTACTCTCAAATCAACTGCATTAGGTTGACTGTCTCCTTCTTGTACATTAGTCAAGAAGTCTGGTCCAAGTGCCAGTATATGTCTCATACTCATTTTAAATCTCCTTCTGCATCTTTCTGAGTGAAGTGCCATAACAATATAGTATAATGAATAATCTTCATAAGGTCTTTCTTATTGTATCCATCTTTCTTACCATATCTCATAGCATACTTGATAATATTAGAATGACATGCTTGTTCAACATGCCCCATTTGTTTCCAGACATCTATAGTTTGAATCTCTTCGTCTTTAGTTCCAGCTTTCTCATTTACATAATGAGATGAATAAGTACCTTCAATATACTTACCAATCTCTTTTAGTATTTTGTCTTCGTCAAATCTATAAATCATAATCTTTCTGTGTGGTTATATCTTTCTACTAAGCTATCAATAATCTGAATGTTTTTCTCAGCCTTAGTAGTATCCTCGAAACTAGCTGAAAAGTCAACATGTTTCTCAAACTTACCTTCAAATAATCCTGTAGGACTAGAGTCGAACTCTATTCCATTAAGTCCAGCCCAAACGCCAGCACTGCTGTCCCAAGTATCAATATGAAAATCTCTGACGAGAGGAATCTCATTAGGACCATCCACCATACCGAGGAAGTGAATCTTCTTTCCATTTTGTGCAGCCAATTGTAAAAGGTTTCTATCATATAGTTCATTCATGAATTTCCATCTTGCTGTGAATCGTTGTAGTTTATTTCCTGCCTCACATCTGTAAGCATTTGGTACAGCTAAGATACTAATACCAATATAGTCAATAAGAGGACTAGATGCTGCCCATGCGAATGCTGTAATTAAATCTTCTAGGTCTCCTATATCACTTTGAGGTACAAAGAATGTACCAAAGCCAGCTTCTTTGAATATAGGTGCATATCTTTTTGCATCATCTATAGTTACCATAGAAGGATGTGCTGGATGATCTGGTAGTACAATATGTGTTGCACTAACAGCTTTTGCTAAGTCTAATAGTTCTTCTGGATTGAACATTGGCATCTGACATTTGTACAATTCAAATGCACTATTGTCCATGATGTTAATGTAGTTATCATTGGATAACTTTTCTTGAGCGTAGAATGCACAATACTTCTTTTGTTGCTCAGGTGTTCCTTCCATGCCGGAAACAATATGAGCAAGTGTTAAGTGTGCTTCTCTACCTTTGACTAGATCGAGATGATCTACTGGTGTTATATGACAAAATTTCATAATGTAATTTACTCCTAATCACTTTGAGGGACTCCCGCTTTACCTGATGACTTAGGTCCATCACCTGTTGGTGTGATCTCATCAGCATAACGAATATCCCAATTCTTACTTTTCAATTCATCTACCTGGTCATTAGTAAGATTTGTACCAGGATTTAGTCCAGCCATCTTAACAGCGTTCACACCACACTGTTTGATTGTCCACTGGTTTCCACTACTATTGCCTTTGCAGACAATTGTGTTTGGTTTAACTTTTGTACTTTCAATATATTCTGAAAACTTTTGCATTCTAGTCCCATACTAACCTGCACCCATTTTCGTTATCTTCTGCTACAGAGATACTGAGTGCTCTGTTTGGATATTTCGTCTGTATATATTTAGCTAACTCTCGAGCTATCATTTCACATGATTGGAAATTTAATGTCATAGCTCCTTCTTCTGCATACAGAGCTTCTAGTTCTCTTTTGAATAGAATAAACTCTAGTTCTCTATCATCATGAAACACTTCTATCTCTACTCTGAAGTGAAACATATGTCTATGTGGATAACCTAAAAACTTAACTTCTTCCAAGTTCGGATCAGTTAGTGCTTGTGGATATTTGTGGATACCTTCTTTCTGAAATGTAACCCATATAAAGTTTTTATTTTGCATTCTTCTTAACCTTTTTGTTGTTCTTACCTCAGGCATTATATTTTTTCCATGTCTCTAATGGATCAGGAGTATGGTTCAATACACATCCTCCATCTTCTATTGCCTCTTTGATCTTATCACCTTCTAACTTTAACAATTCTTCTCTTGTCATTTCTTTAGGTGCTACACACCAACTGATTCCCCATTCATCTATTTCAGCAATAGGTCGTCTTAAGTTGACTCTGAATACAGAATAGTTGTATCTACCTTTCATCACATGACCTTCTCTATGATACCAGTCTGGACTTCTTCTATCTTCTATAAGGTCTTCAAATTCAGTTGAACCTCTATAGATTATTTTTCCATGCTTATCTTTGTATTCATAGATACCACCGAAAACTATATCACTTAACTTCTTCTTCATTAGTCTAGTATACCATATCCTCCAACTGATACTGCAATAGCATTCCATGGATGTAATGACTCTTCGTGTGATGCAACAATACTAAAATCTTCAATCTTACCTGCTGCATGCCATTTATCTAATGCATCATGCATAATTCTTACACTGTCTTCTGAGAACAATAAGTTAGCACCATTAAGTTCTGCAAATGCCTGCTCGTCTCTTCTTTTAACTACAATCTGTACTTCTGTAGGAATGTTTGCTCTACATAGATCAACTAAGTCTTCAATCCATACAATGTTATCTAACTCTCTATCAAAAGCTACTTTAACCTTTAAGATTGATCTTTGACTATGAGCATTAGCTGCTGCATTTCTTTTCTCTCTAGCATCATGAGCTAACTCAAAAGAACAAGGACAAGTAGATGAATATACATAATCGATAGTTAGGAACCACATATACTTACCATCTTTATACTGACCTTCTAGTTCAGTCTTGTATGCAATATGACCTCTAGCTTTTTCTTTTGATCCTTGCTTTCTAGTTCTCAATGCTTCTTGATACATTGGATACTTGAATCTTAGTTTACAGTATGCGTTCTTAGCACCTTGACCTTCTGCAAGTTCTTTAAGTGCTGCTTCCATACCATCTAGTGAAAGTTGGTCTTTAATCTTCTCATGCATAATGAGATACAGTCTTGATAAGTTAAGACCTTTAGCCATTGGATCATCCAAAGAGCAATATAAACTAGCTTCTGCTTGTAGGAGTTTATCTTCTCCTCCACTTCTACTTCTAAGTCTTACTGGTAGATCAACTGGAGCAATTCCAACCTTCTTAAGCGGTACGCGAGCTCCTGGAAGGACTGGATCTATTTGTGGATCTGGTAAGTCGTCTGTATAGAAATCTTCATCATAAGAGAAGATAGTTCCTGGCATCTTTTTACTGTAATCAATATTCGGCATTTAGTGGTTTCTCCATGTTAATAACTGTTGCGGAGTTAGACTCGTGTTCTCTAACTGTAACACTTTCGACCCAACATCTATCTCCATACTTGTCTGCTATTATACTAGATGCTTTATCAAAAGTCAACTCTGCAAATCTTTCACAACCAACTGCCTCTACTTCTCTAAGGT